CGGCTGAGAAACGGCCTACGGGTGCGCTTTTGGGGTTCCATCAAGCTATTATAAACTGTTTGGTGGGGGGCGGTGTGTACAACAACCGGATCTCACGTTGCATCCAGCCGTTACGCCCCCCAACTCAATTATCTACCACAACCGCAGAGCATTTTTCCGCTGGCGGTCTGCTGGCATCCATACGGTGCGTATGGGGGGCAAGCTGCAAAGGCTACACCGGTTACTGACAACAGAACTACTGCGACTAGCTTCTTCATAATTTATCTCCTAAAAGTTTAACTTTCACCATACCGCTTACTTGATCGCTCACCTTATATGTGCAATCAATCCTTTTATCGTTGATTTTCCATGCATCGGCAAGCCCATCTTGCCCCGCCTTGAAAGCACCAACCATGTTGTCCTTATCCCGTGGCCTTCGGTCTGGGGGGTAGAACTCCACCTCCAGATATATCGGGCCTTCTTCGGGTATCTCCCACTTCTCTTGTAGGGCCAACATCCTGACCGCAAACCGGTACTTCTTCTTAGCTGACGCTTGCGGAGCCCAATGGCCTGAGTAGTTGGGACTCAGCTCCTTCGGGGGCCACGGCAGGGACAGCCTAGCGGGTGAGCTTTTCGATTGTGTCATTCAGTACGCTCAGTTCGGTCTTTTTTAATACGTTCCAGATAGCCTTGCGACCGTGGATACCGTTGTGACTCCCTTGATGGCAGTCCTTACAAAGGGGTATACAAATGTACTGTAGCCCCTGTTCGATGTGGTGAGCATCAGAGGGTTCCGCAGCTCCACAGACCCCGCAGGGCAGGGATTTTACCGCCGCCAAGTGCCGTCTCTGAGGGGCGGTGAGCTTATTGTTCACGCAGCCTAGACTTTCTAAGACAGGTGGTCTTGCAGCCGCAATTGGGTTCCCGCTTGTAGTCCGGTAAAAATCCAAACTTCATGTCTAGGTACTTGGCCTCTATCTCCCTCAAGACCTTGCAGTCTATTCCCATGACCAGCCTGTCCCGGCAACCGAGGCATTGCAGATTAAAGATCCGCGAGCCCTTTTCACACTTCTCACAGGTCATGCGACCTTGACCGATGCCCGCATAACTGCACTCTTAAACTCTTGAGGGTGGGTAAACTGGCTCTCATCGATACCCAGCTCGTGAGCCTTGGCCTGAATCCCGACCCAAGTCTCGTACCATTCTTTACCCTGAACCACTCCCGGCAGGGTGACCTTCAGCTCGTCCTCCCAACGCTCTTGACGTAAAAACGTGGCTGGGTAGGGTATGAACTGACCGTCATTCTTGCGCCATTGGTCTGACCGGCATTGAGCCTGTATCGCCTCTAGTAGCTCCGCAATCGGTGGACGGATCTGGTCGGTCTGCTTCCATGCCTTCCTAGCGTCACCCTTGGCTACCTTCTTGGGGTAGGCTTTCCAAAAGGTCTCAAAGTCAGTCATTTACCCAATCCCCTCGCGTTAAAGATTTCTTTATTTAGTCTTTCTTGTAGTTCAACAAACTTTGATTTGTTTTCGTTAAGTAGTCGCTCGGACAGGTAAAAAAAGCAAGTGGACTTTTCACTATCAAAGTCAAAATTTACGTTTTCTAAGAGGGTAGAAACCTCGTCAAACCGGTAACTCAGTTCCTCAAACTCGTTGCTGATTTTCCACAAATCTCCCAATAGCTTAGTTATTTCGTCTTTTTTGACGGTTTTTTTCTTAGTCATCTTCACGCTCCCGGATGGATTTGGCGGCCTCTTTACTAACGTAGCTGGCGAGCTTGGCGCACTCGGCTCGCTCGTACTGGACTGCCTTCTTGATGGCCTTGACCATGATCTCGGAGGCGCTCTGCTTAACGTCCCCGATGACAACCTCTAGCATCTTGGCTATCTGGGCATCTGAGGCCGTCCAAAGCGGTTTAATCAGGTCTCCCTGAGTGCGGATCATCCCAACCGACAGGGCTAGGTGTTCTATGTCTTCGCGGGTCATGTAAGCTCCTTTTGATAAATACTAGGGCTTTTAGAAACTGTTTGCAAGTACCTATTGACCAAAGACCGACCAACTAGCAAAAACAAGTTTTTGCCAGACTTACATGGAGATGTATCCCGTAACAACGGTACTCTAGGTAGCCATGCCCACTACTAGACGGATATAGCGGGTGTCGACCCCGGCTCTTGGGCTACTTATTCCCAAGCCTCTATCCCATCCCCGCCTTCTACTTTGCTGGCGTTTCGCACAGTCAGCTACCAAAAAGAAAAACCCCCGAAGACTTAGGTGGGTGTGGCCCTTGGCGTGGGCGGCAGAGGAAAAATGACCGGACAAGAAGGCTGGAGAGCCACGTTTCCCGTACCACACACACCCACCTAAACTCTCGGGGGTTCCTTCTTGTCTTCATCTTTCCAACAAGTGCCACCTTGCTGACGGTTCGATTTTATATCCAGTTTAGGTTTATAGTCAATAACCCTACATTTTGTAGGGGAATAGTAAAAAAATAGCAAAATAATTGAAAAAGGGGTTGCAAACAGTTTACTAATCTGGATAATCACTTTTACGGTCACTTGATCGTAACTAACCGGAGAGAATAAATGAGCAAATACACAGTTTTTCAAATCAACCTGTCAGATGAGCAGCGTAACACCCATGCAATCCGCGAGCTGTTCCTCGACACCATCATGTCACCTACAGACAAAGCAATTGCAGCGGCCCGCGACCTTTACGAAAAAGTTGCAGTTATTGAGGCAGATTCTTTTAGCGACGTTTTCGACATCGGCAACATCGGCCCAGAGCAAAACATTCAGCGCATCGCTCCGATGCACTCTGTATCAGTTGGTGACATTATCATGTCAGAGTCTGGTGAAGTTAAATACGTTGCACCTTACGGTTTTAATCCAATAAACTTTTAACAACCGGGGGCTTCGGCCCCCACCTTCGGAGAGAATAAATGACAACTTCAATTACTTGGTCAATATATCGGGATGATCCTGTTGACCATGTCCTCACAGTAACAAACACCCACGGCAGACATTACAAGTGCGCTAACTGCGCCGGTCGTATCTTTACGTCTGACGATGACTGCCTAGAAAACTTTATCAACGCCCACGCAGATTGCGAGAAAAAAAATGACTGATGCAGAACACCACCAACAGCAGTTAGAGCAACAAGAGCAAGAAGAAAAGATAACCATCCAGCACCTAGACCTGATTGCTTACAAGTGTCTCGGTGTAGCCCAAGCAGTTCGTGACCTTAGTTTTATGCGTGACCCGCAGTCGTTTGAAAATATGAAAGCCCGATTAATTGAACTTGCAATTGAATTTGAAACCACAAGGAAAAAATATGATGACCAAAAATGATTTAGTAACTAAGCACTTGAAAACCAGAGGCCACATTACATCGTGGGAAGCCATTCAGAAGTATCGAGCCACACGCCTTGCAGACATTATTTTTAATCTGCGCTCCAAAGGTATGGCGATCAATACGGTAATGTGCGTAAAAGGCAAAGAGCGTTTTGCTCGTTACATTTATTTGAGGAAAAAATGACTAAAGAAGAACTCGGTGATTTAATAGCTGGTGCGTTGTTTGCACTCGTAGCAATAATGGGAATGTTTATCTAAGGAGAATAACTTGAATACAGGCATAGTAAATATCAGAGGTAAAGAGTACATGACCGTGGCCCTGCGGGTTCAGAAGTTCCGCGAGGCTCACCCGGATTGGGAGCTGTCTACAGAAATAATTAAGGCAGACGATACCGTGGTGATCATGCAAGCTCGGATCTACACAGATTTGGGCAAGTGCATCGCTACGGGACACGCAGAAGAATTTCGTGCGTCTAGCCAGATCAACTCAACATCCGCTTTAGAGAACGCTGAGACCAGCGCCATCGGTCGGTGTCTAGCTGCGGCTGGTTGGGGCGGTACTGAGTTCGGTTCTGCCAATGAAGTTCAGAACGCGATACACCAGCAAGCCACGCCTAAGAAACGTGCGACCAAAAGTAAAGAGGAGCTGGTGAAGCTGATCAATGAGGCATCAAGCTCTGAGATCCTAGCCGTGTTCTGGAAAGCTCTGAGCCCAGAGGAACGCGAGCTGGTCAGGACTGAGGCCGCGCATAAGGGCGCAGAACTCAAGGGGGCCAAAGATGCGTGAAGCCAATCCATATCAACTCGACGGAAACTGGTGGAACGACCGACTAGGTAAGCTCACCGCCTCTCGAATGGCGGCGGCTATGAACTTCCTAAAGTCTGGTAAGGAGTCCACCGAGCGCGAAAACCTACGCTATGAAGTCGTAGCCGAGAGGATCACCAACACCTTTGCGGATAAGTACACGACATCTGATATGCAATGGGGGGTCGAGCAAGAGGCCGCAGCCAAGGAAAGGTTTGAGTCCGTGACCGGTTTGATCGTGACGGACACCCCGTTCATTGACCACCCGCGTATACCGTTTTGCGGTTGCTCACCGGATGGATTCGTGTCTGACGGATGCCTAATTGAGATTAAGTGTCCCAAGACCAAGACCCACATGAAGTACATAGCCAATCAGGAAGTTCCTGCGGAGTACAAGCCGCAGATGACCCTACAGGCGGCGGTCACGGGTAAGCCGGTCTGGTTTGTTTCCTACGATCCGCGCATGGGTGAGGGTAAAGACTTATTCATTAAGAAGTTCAAACCCACTCCGGAGGAAATAAAAGTAGTTGAGGACGCAGCCGAGCAGTTCTTGGCTGAGTGCGAGGCGCTGTTTGATTTCTACAACAACAAAGCTGTTTACTTTGATAAGGACTAAAAATGTTACTAATTGGATTAGCAAGAATCGGTAAAGACCCAGTAATTCGCCACACCGGTGACGGCAAGCCCGTCATGGATCTATCGCTAGCTATGGATTACGGCAAGAAAGGCGCGGATGGTAAACGTCCTACGCAATGGGTTAGCGCGACCATGTGGGGTGACCGCGTGGAGAAGTTACAGAGCCACCTAGTCAAGGGCCAGAGCCTCTTTGTGACACTATCCGAGCCTCACCTTGAGGAATACAAGCGCAAGGACGGAACCACCGGAACGTCCCTCAGAGCTAGGTTAAATGAGTTGGAGTTCGCTGGAGCCCCGCGAGACAAGGTTAAAGATGAGCCAAAAGAGAGCTATGACTCCACCGGCCTAATTGACGATATTCCTTTCTAGGGGGACTTATGGAAGATATTTCGTCAATCATTATTAAGCTCGACCTAAACCTGTCGGAGTTAAAGCGTCTGACCAGAACCCCAGCTTTTGCCGATAACGAAAAGATTACGCAGATCATTTTGGATATGCGCTGGCAGTTATCGCAAGCCCTGACCTCGATTGGTAAAAATGCCGAATAGGGTTAAGTGCTGGGCTCTGAAAGACTCAAGGGGCCGCTACGTTCAGATAGAACATGGTGCGATGCCGCAAGAAGCCTTTAAGAACTTGACATTTAGAACGCAGCGGGCGGCTAATGAGTGGCTGGCTAGAAACTTGTACTGGTACTACAAGGCCAAACCCGTTCGGGTAATTGTCATCATAAAAGAGGTAGGTGAACCATGACTTTTCCCGTTCGGGTAATTGTCAATATTAAGGAGGTAGGTGAGCCATGACATTTATTTCACACTTAGTAGCTGCTGATATTTGGTTCTTTATTCTGTGGATGATTGCAATGATCGCAATGGTCTGCTTTGTATGCTCACAAAAGGAAAAAAAAGATGAAAAGACTACTGATAGTTTTAGCCCTGACAGGGTGCGCCACCACAAACCCCGGGGACTATAGCGTTACCCCGCCAGCTCAGAAGCTGGTCGTGGATAAAGAGGTTCACGCCATGACCCGCTTGGAGACCGCCAACGCCATTCAGGACTGTCAGGCGGCTCGCACTAGGGCTGTAGTGATCTACGGTCGCAGGGCCGTGGGAGGGGTGACTAGGGACGTTGTAATCGATGTAACTTGCGCCCCGCTGTACTAAAAAAGAACCCCCAAAAGGGGGTCAAAGGTGCTGCTTGAGGAGTGCCTTAACTGTAGCCCCGAGTCCCCTGCCGGTCAATGATTAGCTTCTGACCGCGTGGGGACGTTTCCGGGGTGTTTGGGACGCTGATGTGCGTCCATGAGTCAAACTCTAGGATGATCTGATCGAACGGCACAGAGGCCGCTATACAAGCCTCTACGACCTCCCGTGGCTTCATGCCGGGAACCCGTAGGTCAGCCGCGCAACCTAGCCGGTGCTGGGAGGTGTCCTTAGACCCTACCGCGTCATTGACTTGCTTGCTTCTGTAGGCTGAGTTGATCATTACGGGTTTACCCCCAACCGCAGCCTTGACTTGCTCTAATAGCGCCGCCAGACGGATCAGGTTCTCTTTCTCCGCGTTAGACGGAATGTTAAGCCAGCCGTTACGCTCGGCGGTCTCAGACCGAGTCAGCTCGTCATAGGTAAAGTGTTCGGATAGGTTCATTTCTTCTTGCCCATAATCTCATCGAGCTGCTGGGACTTTTCTTTAGACCCCTGACTAGACCCAAAGTAGTAGCCCAAGACCATAGTCATGGCAGAGGTCAGCGCACCCAGAACGTAAATAAGAATGTCTTTTGATTGGGTGTTGACCTCTACAAAAATGATGACCAAGAAAAGTATAAAAGTCAAAGAAACTGTACCTAACGCTAAAATTGGCGTAATAATTTTATTGATAGTTGGTGCAAACTCGCTGGTTGCAATCTCTATCTCGCGCTTCCGAGCGGAGTCCATTTCCTTGACATGGGCCTCTAGTTCTGCAAGCTGACCCTTCTGAGCCATCTCCATGAGCTTGGCCTGTGCTTCCGCTTTAGCGGCTGGGTCGGGCAGAACCTTGTCAAGAACCTTTTCCCCTATGGAAAGCAGAGCTGCGATTGGTAGCATTTTTATCCTTTCGTTGCCAAATAGAGACCGATATTGCTAAAGGAATAACCAGCAAAAACAATAGCCATTCCTAAGTTGCCTTTTGTTCCCTGTTCAAAACCTATGTATGCATATACACACCCAACCAAAATGATCAGCCACGGGCTCATACGCGCTGACCACGGAAGTAAGCCACGCCGTTAATCACCTCGCAAAGTTCTGGCGGCAGTAACTTTCCGTTCTCAAAAGTCAATACACAAAACCCAGAACACCAGTTGACGGGATTCATTTCTGTATATACAAATTGGTCACTATAAGGTTCCGCAAGCGTCCCGGCGTCTACCCCCCAGCGACGCCCGTCATAATCTGAAAAGGGGGTGGTTTTGAGCTGATGTAAGTGACCAGTTACTATCGAGCGCCCCGATTTCAGGGCATTATTCCACGTACTGTGTATCCCGTTGTGGTAGCGATGCTTGATAATTACCGAGCCATTGATGTCTATACGCCACCCCGTGTGCCAACCCGGAAAGTACGCAAACAGGTCGCTGAACTCAGATAGTTCTGGGGCGTTCTGGGCAATGTAGTTAAAGAGTCGGACATCGTGGTTGCCGTAAGTCCAAAGTTTGACTGCGTTCTTTGATGCCTTTGCAATCTCATCTAATCGGTCTTGACAGGCTTCTATCTCTTGCTTTGGAGTGGGGGGGTTAGTACCCATGAGGGCGGCGTGTCGGCTTATCCTAGCCCCATCAAAAACGTCCCCGTTGAGGATCACCGTTTTACTCTTGAACTCAGTTAACAATTTAACAAATGCCTTGTGTGCTGTGGTTGATTCTTCGGGCCAGTAATGACAGTCACTAGCAATAAAAACGTGACCGTTTTCTACTGTGTGTTCTATCACCCTGCGGTTTTCAGGTATGTATGTGTTGCGTTTACTTTCTTGTGGCGCACAGTAGGCCGGTAGAGGTATCCCGCGATCCATTTGGATCTTAGCCTTGCGCTGACCAAAACCACGCACAGACATACCAACAAATTCAGCAGCCAGCTTGGTGCTGCCAAACCTTTTCATTGCGGTAATAATTTCTTCGTCAGATACTTTTTTTAGTGCCACGGGGTTTCCTTTGCAATTTCATTTCGTCAATTGGGCCATGAGAACTTGAGTCATACATACAAGCAATCTCAACAGCTTCTTTTGGCGATGCTCCCAAATGGAGCGCAGCGATGGCAAAGTTAGCGCCAGTACCTATTGACCAAAACGGGTTCTTAATTCGCGCAGGAATGATGGTACTTTCGTATATCCAAATACCATCGTGCCTGAGTTCAAGAACTGTAACGTCAATATCAGAATCTAACTCTCCACCTAATTCCATTACTTGATAAAACTTTAAAATCTTGTCCCAATCACCGCAAGCGCCGTATATGCAATCCTTTCCACGGCGTAACTTTTCAGAAAGGTAAAACGAGTCATCGCCGCTAA